CCCGTCGATGCCGCGACGTCGATCAGTAGCCCAAGAATCGATAACGCGTCACCGTCGATCGCCTTATTTACGACGACTTGCTTGCAGACGACGACAGCCGTAGACGACGCTGGCAGGTTGTCGCCCGAGCCTAGGTCAATCGAGATAGTAGTTGCGTCGGTGGCTGTGACGTCAACGCCGTAGCGTCGACCGGTCGACCAATAGACGTCCACGGTGTCACTCGCGGTGATCCCGTGACCGCTGGCAACAGTAACGATGCCCGTATTGTCGTCGGTGCGCGTTGTCAGCGTTCCGCTCTTGCCGGCTGGCAACGTCACCTGCACGTCAATCAAATCGTCAGCCGTCCGAATCACGGCTTTATTGATCGAGCCGAGAGCGACGGCGTAACTTAGCGATGGCATAGTTCAAATCTCCAGGAAGTTAGCTGTTCAGCAGCGGGGCGCGGTCCGAGTCATCCATTGCCACCACGGCAAAGTCAAACGTCGACTCGCCACCGAGGGGCGCACCGTTCGAGACGCTAATGATGCAATCGGCGTCAAGTCCGGTCGAGCCAGTGTGGGGAATATACCGCAGCGCCACGGCCGCGCCAGTTCGAGCCGCAGCCAGCAACGCGGTCAGCGTGGCGTCATCGCTCTTGTTGACCATGCTCCAGGTCAGCGACGCTTCAAGCGCCACGGCCCGCCCGGTTCGAATCGGCGGCGATGCTCCGCTTCCCCGCGTCGTAGTGTCGCCGGACACTGGATTCGTGTCGTACTTGATGTCGCGGGAATTGGTGATGAGTGTGCTAGCCGTAGCTCCGGCCGCGCCGTAGTACAGCTTGGCTTCGTAGCCCATTTTCTTCGTAGCTGGCATGTTTTTTCCTTTATGATGCTAGGGCTTTTCGAGCCTCGAAAGTTACCGTCACTTGTGCTTCAAACATGCCAGCCGATCGCAACCGCTCACGATCGAACAAGCTGTCAATTGTCGTCTGTTGCCATGACGCATCCACGTCCGAGAAAATGTCTGGAATCATGGCGTCGGCTATGCGTTCCACCGCGTCAACCAGCGGGTCTAGTTGATGGTTGGCGAGTAGTCCCGTTTGTGCGTCCCTGTCCTCGCCCGTAATGCGTTTCCGAATCCCAATCGAGACGTCAATCAAGTAGGTCAGTCCGCCCCGCGTATCGAGCGTTACAGCGGGGTTGTCGGGCATCACAACCTCGACACGCAACACTTCTCGCAATGCCGATTCGTCGTCGTAATCTGCGTACGACCGAACGGCTTCGAACTCCGTCCCCAGGTCGAGCGCCTTAACGACCGTCAACACCGCGTCGCATACTTGGGCCACTACCGATGCCATGCGGCAGCCTCAGCAACGAAAACTCGAATCAGTTCTTCGCCCGCGCTTTCGTACTGCCAAACAGTTCCCGAGACGTCCGGCGTTACTTCCCAATACACCGTCGATCCGTTCACCGTTTCGGCTAGCAGATCGCCGCGTTGCGGGGTTAGCGTCACGTCCACTGTTCGAAACAGGAACGACGTTTGCCGACTAATCATGGTGGCGCCAGTCGTCGACTGGACGCGCACCAGTTCAGCCGATCGCGTACCGCGTAACGCAATCGTCGATCCACCCTGCGTGTAGGCTACGGCGTGGCTGGCATGATCGATGAGTTGATCGCCCAGCCACGCCGCCCCAGTGTCAAGCAGGCTCATTACTGCTGTCCCGTCCGCACGCGTAGCATGTCACAGTCGACAATGCCCGGCGAATCGTTCGCGGTCTTTTCCAGATGGAAAAGAGCCTTGAGCGGGCCCGTTGCAGCCGAAATGTTGAACGTCGTCGACGCCAACACCTGCACGCCGTTCACGTAAAACTTCAGCGATGCCGGGTTGCGTCCGTCGATGCACACAAACACCGGCGTTCCAACGGCAAAGTCTACGGTCGTATCGGTGGCGGCCACTTCGTTCGTGCCGTCGTCCGACTCGGCAAGAATGTTCAAGCTGCCGCCCATGTCCAGATGGATGAAGGCGCTTTCCGTGATGCTGTCCGCGTCGCTGGCGTTCGTGCCGTTGGCCACGCCAATCGACAGGTCGGCAACGTCCGCGTCAGCGTTCGTGACCACTTCGAACACGCCTTCCAAAATCCAATTCGCGCCGAGCGCGAACGACCGTTTCGACAGCCAGTCGAGTTTTTGAGCTTCGTTCGTCGCCGAAAACGCGGCGTGCAACGTGCCGCCCCGCGACACGATCGTTGGCGTGCCGGCAGTCAGAACGACAGCCGTATCGCCGCCGCTAGATTGCATGTCGATTTCGTAGGCCGGTCGCACGTTCAGGTTCACCTTGCCTTCGGTGGCGGCCGCCGCGACATCGCCGACCGCAGTCCCCAGGAAGAAATCCCGATCGCCCGCGCCAAGCGGCGGGACGCACGTTGCCGCGTTGGCGGAGTGATCCCAGTAAATTTCCGCGCCGTCAATCCAGACTTGGTTAGCCGTCTTGACGACGTTGTAAATCCCTTCAGCCTGTGCACCGACTTTTTCGCCGTTGGCACAATCGACGGGAATTACAGCCGCTCGGCCGTCCCGCAATTGGACCACTTCACCGCCAGCGATGGCGGCATCAGCCGTGTAATCCAGGGTGCATTCGTCACCCTGATATAGTTCCGCTTCAGACATAATGAACTCTCCTAAAATGTTGGTTTGTTGGTCTGTTTTCTAGGTCTGGCTTACGCCGCGCCCTTGCTTTTGATACCGGCCAAAGTTTCGAACTTGTCCACGCCGAAATCGTGGTAGCCACGGAATTGGATGCCGAGTTGATCGAAGTCCGCATCGGCGGTCTCGACCGTCGGCGTTTGAACGCCGTCGAGGAACGAGACGACGATCGGAGCAATTGCAGAATTCGGCGCTCGGAACAAATACCAAGCGGTCGAACTGTAGCCCGTGTAGGCCGAATCGCTCAGCCACGGCACCACCACCGGACGATACTTGCCAGCATGAATGTTGGCGTCTCCAGCCTTCACAGTGTTCACGTTTCGGCTCTGGTACAACGCCTCGGCAATTGCTTCCAGTTCCGGCGGAACGAGGAGGATCGTCGGCGGCGGTCCGCCAACCCGCTTGCGTCCGTCGTCACTCGGAGAACGCATTTCGCGGAACGCCTTGACGCCCAGCGAAAGCCCCACGCCATCGGCGCCGAGATTGGTGGTCGCGCCGCTGATGTAGTTGGAGTTGCCCGAAGTAAAGAACGACCCGTTGTCGAGAAACGTCGTCCAAAAGATATCATTGAGCTTCATCGCGGCGCCGCGACCAATCACATCCCGCAACGCGTCGAACGCGCCCAGGTCGTCATTGATAATGTCTTCGCGGGTCACGCTGTACATCTTGGCATAGGTCCGCGCTTGACGGGTAAACGATTGCTCGCCAGTGGTGGCGTGCTTGATCCGTCCGCCCTTGGGCAACAGTTCGTACGCCATGTCGTCCAACATGCGGTAGGACGTCACCTGTTTGAAGTCCGGCACGCTCTTGACGGCCGCGATTTCGGTCCAAGCGTTGTCCTCCTGCATGTACCCTTCGAGCAGTTCTTTGTTGGCGATGTTGCTCAAAATGCCCGGCAAACTCAGCGTCGAAAAGCCAGCCGACGCGCGAATATCGCGACGGGGCAAGGCGTATTCGAGCGCCTCACGCAAGTTGCCAGTGTGCAAGCGTTCGCCTGGGCGGCACGTCCAGCCGTTCGAAGCGGCGGCCATGATGACGAGTTGCTGAATGCCAAGACGGCCACGGAATTCGCGATGGGCGGAATCCAGCGTCTTCTCGCCAAACTGTTTGTCCAGGTCTTTCAAGCCGAGACGTTGGCACACGGCAGCCGCCAACACGTCGCCGTTCGTGTCGCGTCCGCTGGCGTGGATCGCGGGAGCGGTCGGGCGCGAACCGCGTACGATCGTCAGCTTGGCATTAGCCAAGATTTCGCCAGCCTTCGCTCGGTAGATTTCCGCATTCCAGCGGCTTCGCGCGGCCTTGGCTTTCAGGTCGCCGAGTCCCTTGCGAGCCGACTTTTTGGCCTCAGCCAAGACGTTGGCCGGGGCGTCATCCTCGATGGCGAGCAACTCGGCGTCGAGACTGTCCAACGCGTCAGCGTGTGCCGCTCGAATGTCGACAGCATCCCACGCCGCGCCGGCTTGCATGGTGTCTTGCTTGTACTCGGCTTGCATTGTGTCTTCAGCCGATTGTGCGGCCATCGTATCCGTCGGCGCACTTGGGGCGGTGCCTTGCAACGCTCCATAGGCCGACTTGAGTTGAGCGACTTGCTCAGCGCTCAACGCGTCCATCTGCAATCCAAGAGACGCAATCCATTCCTCGAAAGTCATAACACTACCTTTCATTTGGGCGGCTTTGGCCGCAATCCTAACGCTCGTCGATTCGTCCGCACCGCGCGGCACGAAAGCTACCCCATACAGATAACCGGTTCGAGCAATCACTGCCGGCCCGGTAATAGTCTGTCCATTCACGACTGCCGTCTGTCCGCTTGGCAATCGCTCGATAACATCCGGCGTCACCTCGACGGATGCTTGAAACGGAAACCCGCCACCCGTCGCGCTCTCAACAATCTGATCCCGCGATTCGCTCGCGTAGCTCAGCATTCCGCCAAGTTCCAGGCTCGATCCGTTGTTGCCGATGTCCGTCACATGGCCAACAGGATCTTCGCTGTCATGGTTCAAGTTGGCGACAACGCTTGGCGCCGTCTTCAAACCGCTCAAATCAATGACAATCGGGTCGTCGTAGCCGTCGACATACATTGGTCCGCCGTTGTAGGCGACCATCGAAAACGACGGCACCTTACCGGCAGCGGCAGCTTTAATCGTCGGCTTTGTCTTGAGACGCATACGCTTAGCCATTGTTCGCACCTCGCTGCATGGCTAGTTGCGTCGCACTTTGCGTTTGTGCGTTTTCACGTTGCACGTCCGCCTGGGCAATCGATCCAATCTGATTCGTCGCGTTGAAGTTGGCGAGTAGCAACGTCTCTTTGATCTTGTCAACGCTCACGCCGTAATCACGCGCCATCGTCTCTACGGCTTCATCGTAGTCGTCGCCAGCGTCCGCGTAGACTTGCCGTAGCGTCAACGTGCCATTTCGCAGCTTGACGTTGGTGGCACTGGCTTCAGTGCCGACATCCGCGACAGGATGATTGGGCCAGTCCCATTGATGCTCGGGGACGTCCCGAGGATCGCCAAACCCAAACACCAACGCGGCTTCACGCCACCATTGGCGGAATAGCTTGTCGAGAACGCAATCCTCGCAATCGGCCCGCTCGATGTCGACGCCCGTAAAATACGGCTGAAAATCCAGCCGTCCGCTGGCGTAATTCGACTGCGAACTATCGCAAGCGGCCATGTTGTATGGCATGTTTTTCGGTCTGGCCAATTCCGCAATCTGCGCCCGGTTGAACGAGTCATAGCTAGCGTTCGGATGCTGCGCCTGCATCTGCTCGGCCTTGTAGCCCATCGGCAGCGCGGCCATCATTCGCCGCTCGATTTCGAGCGTCGAAAATGGGGCTACAGGCTCAGCGTCGCCCGGTGGCATCTCGGTGTAAAGCAACGCGGCAAAGCTAGCGGCGGTCTCCGCTGCGCTCACGGTGGCTTCACGCCAACGGCGGCTAGACGCGCCAACTTGCATCGTGCTCTTGCATTCGGGCACCCCTCGATGTTGCTGCGGTCGCCGGCAGTGAAACCAGTGCAGCACATATCGAGCCGCTACCGGCTTCGGGTCTTGCCAGTAGACCGCCCATTGCGAGCCAGGATGTTGCGGCAGGATGTCATAAACGAGCGGGTTGCCGTATTGGTCAAACGTCACGCCATCGATCACGCCCTCACGACGATAGGGCACGTAAGGCGTCGTCACTTGGTCGCACTCGATCATCACGACGTCAAGCTTAACGGCATGATCGACAGACGGATTGGCAGTCGCGATCCCGAACGATTCGCCGTCGACAAGCTTGGCATGCGCCGCCGTCCACAGCTTACGACGCAATTGGATCGCCTTTGACCACTTCCGCCA